GCGATCCAGACCAGGGCCAGCCATGTGGTGGGCACCGGCCTAATGCTGCAAAGCCGGATCGATGCAGACGAGCTGGGGTTGAGCGCTGATGAGGCAAACGCCTGGCAGTCGTTTGTGGAGCGGCGATTCAGGGTGTGGGCCGATTCGCCGATGGCTGATGCAATTGGCGAGCTGTGTTTTTACGAGCTGCAGGACCTGGCGCTGCGGAGCCATGACACGAGTGGGGATGTATTTGCCCTGCTGGCGAACAAGCGGCGGACAGGGTGGCCGTTCCGGCTGGCGGTGCAGATCATCGAAGCCGACCGGGTGTGCAATCCTGATAACGGGCCAAACACCGCAACACTGGCCGATGGCGTTGAGCGGCGCGACGACGGCGAGCCTGCAAGGGTTCACATCAGCAACATCCACCCTGGCCGGATTTTGCCAGGCAAAACGCAGCAGTGGACGCCGGTTGAGTTCAGGAGCGCATCAGGCCGGCGAAATGTGCTGCATCTTAAGAAAATGGACCGTCCGGGGCAGACGCGTGGGCGGCCAATTTTGGCGCCAATTATCGCCACGATTAAGCAGCTGACCCGCTATTCGGAGGCTGAGGTAGATGCGGCGGTGAACAGTGCAGCAATGGCACTGTTCGCCACGATGGAAACGGACGCGTTCACGGACGTTTTGAGCGACGACGAGCGCGCTCAGGTGATCAAAACGGCCTCGTCATGGGACGGGAATCTAGATAGCGGCAAGATCGTCAACCTGATGCCTGGCGAGAGCATCATCAGCCCAACGCCAGGGCGCCCGAACCCGAATTTTGATCCGTTCTTTGGGGCGATGTTGAACCTGGTGGCGATGGGGCTGGGCCTGCCTAAGGAGGTGATCGCCAAGGCGTTCAACTCGTCATATTCAGCTTCGCGTGCGGCGTTGATGGATGCATGGCGGTCATGGAAAATCGAGCGCGCATGGCTGACGCGACGTTTCTGCCAGCCGATCTACGAGGAGTGGCTAGCCGAGGCTGTCGCCGATGGCCTGATCAATGCGCCTGGCTTCTTCTCTGATCCGTTTATCCGTGCAGCGTGGTGCGGATCGAACTGGAGCGGCGATGGCCCCGGCGCACTGGATCCGCTGAAGGAAGCACAGGGCGCCCGCGAGCGCATTGATGTGGGGCTGACGACGCTGGCAGAAGAAACGGTTGCCTACGACGGCGGCGACTGGGAGGCCAAGCACCGGCAGCGGGCCAGGGAAACCGCAGAGCGGATTGAAGCGGGTTTGCAGGCGCCAGTGACTGCCCCTCCAGCAAGTCCAAATCCCGTTGGGGCAAATCCCGGAGACGAAGAAGATCCAGATGAAGAGACTGAAACAGCAGTTCTTAGCCTGACGCCATGACTGTTCTCGACGTTATCAATTCACCCTGGGCGATCATGCCCGACCGCTTGGAGGAGATTCAGGCGATCTATGGGGCGCGGCTGCGTGGCGAGGATGCCGATCTCGCGGCAATCGAGGCGCGGATTGGCAGGCCGCTGAATAACGAAGCGCAGGGCTACGAGGTGCGCGACGGTGCAGCGCTCGTGCCCTTGCGCGGGGTGCTGGGGCAGCGGATGAACCTGATGAGCAACATCAGCGGCGGCACTTCTACGGAGCTGTTCGCGCGTGATGTAAAACGAGCGCTGGAGGATCCGGCGGTGCGTTCAATCATCATCATGGCGGACACGCCTGGTGGCTCTGTTGCCGGCACCCAGAGCGCTGCTGAGGTGGTGCGAAGCGTGCGGGGGAAGAAGCCGATCGTCACGTTTGCCGAAGGGATGATGGCAAGCGCTGGGGTTTGGATCGGCTCGGCAGCGGATCAGGTGATTCTGGATTCGGGCGTCACCCAGGTCGGATCGATTGGAGTGGTGGCGACGCACTCCGACGTGAGCAAGCGAGAGGAGGCGATGGGGGTAAAGACCACCGAGATTGTGGCGGGCAAGTACAAGCGCGCCGCGTCGCAGTACGGGCCGCTGACGGAAACAGGCCGCGCGACGATGCAAGAGCAGGTTGATTACCTGTATTCGCTGTTTGTGGCGGACGTAGCAGCCAATCGCGGCGTGGACCCTGAAAAAGTGATCGAGGATATGGCTGATGGGCGGATGTTTATCGGACAGCAAGCTGTAGATGCAGGCTTAGCAGACGGGATCTATAGCTTGGATGTGTTGATCGCCAACCTAAACGATCGCGCTGCAGCAATGGAGCGCTCTTTGATCACTGCTTCGTCCTCTATGGATGTTTCCATGACACCCTCCGAACAGGCCGCCCAATGGGTTGCCGAAAATCCTGAGGCCGCAGCAGTGCTGCGCGCTGAAGGAGCTGTAAACGAACGTGACCGCATTGCTGCGGTCCGTGCTCAGTCAATGCCTGGCCACGAAGCGCTGATTGAAGCGCTGGCCGCCGATGGCCACACCAGTGGGCCCGAGGCAGCTGTGGCAGTTGTGGCCGCTGAAAATGCACTGCGTAAGGTTCAGGCCGAAGCGCGCGCCGCTGAAGCGCCCGCCCCGGTTGCCTTTGCTCCTGCCCCTGAGACGGAGCAGGCCGCTGCTGAATCGAAGCCCGCAGAGATTGATCCCCAGATGCTGGCCGTGAAGGCCCGCCAACTGGTTGATCAGGCTGCTGCCACTGGTCAGCGCCTGTCGTTCACCGAAGCCGTGGCTCAGGCCCGGCAAGACCTCGCCACCGCCTGAAAGCCATGACTATTCGCAATGAGGGTCTGACGAAGACCTATGCAGCAGGGGCCGCAGTTGCTGCGCGCCGCCTGGTCAAGTTTGGAGCCGATGACCGCACCGTCATCCAAGGCGCTGCCGCCGGTGATTCGATCATTGGTGTTAGCGGGCTCGGCGCCGCCAATGGAGAGCGTCTTGACGTGATCCTTACCGAAATCCCAACCGTTGAATACGGAGGGACGATTACGCGCGGCCAGCTGGTGATTAGCGATTCCGATGGTCGCGCGATTGCCGCAACCGCCGCAGCTGGAACCAACGTTCGCACCGCTGGCATTGCCATGGTGAGCGGCGTTTCTGGCGACCTGGGGGCTGTGCTCCTGTCCCCTGGCTCCTTCCAGGGTTAACCAACTTTTTGAGGATTGACCCATGGCAAACATGAATTTTCCATTCCCGATTCAGCAGGAGCTGACGGCGATTGCGCTGGCTTACACCAACCGCTCTTACATTGCGGATCTGGTGCTGCCTCGTACCCCCGTCCCTGCGCGGGAGTTTAAGTGGCTGCAAATGAACCGAAACGAAATGTTTACGGTTCCCGAAACCAGAGTGGGCCGCAAAGGCGTCCCTAACGAGGTTGAGTTTGGCGCGACTGAGGTTGCCTCATTCGTGACCGATTACGGCCTGGACGATGTGATCCCGAATGAGGATCTGACCTCTGCCCCTACTGGCTACAACCCAGTCGGTCGTGCTGTTGAGGGCATCTCCGAACTGGTCGCCCTGGACCGCGAGAAGCGCGTTGCCGATCTGGTGTTCAATCTGAACACCTATCCAGCCGCTAACCGCACCACGCTGAGCGGCACCAGCCAGTGGAGCGATTACGCAAACAGCGATCCCTACACCGCCATCATGAGCGGCCTGGACGGAATGCTGATGCGTCCGAATGTGGCTGTGATTGGCCGCCTGGCCTGGTCGCGTCTGCGGGTTCACCCGAAGATCACCGCCGCGCTGGCCCCCTCCAGCACCGGCAACACGGGCAGCACCACCAGCTTTGCTGGCGCCCCTGCATCCCTGCAGGCCGTGGCTGATCTGCTGGAGCTGGATCAGATTCTGGTGGGCGAAAGCTGGGTGAATACCGCAAAGCCTGGCCAGACTGCAAGCCTGTCCCGAATCTGGGGCAAGCACATGGCGTTCCTGCATCTCAACCCGATTGCCAGCATTCGCGGCAACGCAATCAGCTTCGGCTACACCGCCGAATTTGGTAACCGCGTCGCCGGCTCAATTCCTGAGCCGAAAGTGGGTCTGCGCGGCGGTCAGCGGGTGCGCGTTGGCGAAAGTGTCAACGAAATCATCGCCGCCTCAGATGTGGGCTACTACTTCCAGAACGTGGTGGCCTGATGATGGCTAAGTACGCCGTCACTAATGGTCCCGTCGAGCATGACGGGACCATTTACGAGCAAGGATCGGAGCTGAGCCTAGCTGAAGACGCAGCGGCTGCCTTGGTGGCCGCTGGTGTGATTCAGCAAGTGGAGCAGCCTGCCAAGAGCCGCAAGGCCCCCGCTGACGATGTTCGTTGAAGACCTAGACATCTTCATTGACGCCGACGATTTTGCCGTGCCTGTTGTCGCCAATGGCGTCAGCGGGTTCGGCATTTTTGATGCGCCTGGGGAGTACATTAGCGACAATGGAATTGTTTTAAGCGCGGAGTACCAAGTGCGGTGCAAAGCGTCTCAGTTTGGAGCATTAGGGTACAACACTCCTGTGACCGTAAACGGTCAAAGCTACTTGGTCAGAGACAACCGACCATTGCAGGATGGAGCATTTTGCCTGCTTCAACTGACAAAGGTATAAGGGCGACGTTGGGCCGACCCGCAGGCTAGCGGCACCGCAATCCATACACTGAAAAAGCGAGGGTACGTTTCATGATTTCACTACTGCACGTATTTGATGGCGCCCTTAACAAGTGGGCTCCAGTTCAGTCTGCAAATGCGCTGCCAGTAAATGGCACGGTGAACGCAACCGGCCTCCAGGTGATCACCACCGCCAGCTTCACGCGTCCTGCTGACACGATTGGATACGCGGCGCAGGACGTGGTGAGCAACAGCACCAGCGCCCCCACGTTGCTGACGTTTGCGGGTGCTGGGCGAGCCAATGGCGGATCCGGGCTAGTCCTTTCGGCCAGGCACCTCAAGAGCAGCACCACGCTGGCGAGCTACCGGCTGCATT